AGATTCTCTATTTGAGAACTTTGAAAGATCAGCTGTAATGGTTATAGAGGATCAAGTACGCAATACGATCAGAAACTTTGAACCGAGAGTTGGTGAAATTGGTGTAGAAGTCAATGCTCTAATGGATAACAATACTTTAGAGGTAAAAGTGCTTTTTGAGATCAATGGATTGGATGTTCCAACTCAATCATTCACCTTTTTATTAGAACCTACGAGATAATATGCCCTTTACACAGTTTACAAATTTAGACTTTGATCAAATCAAAGTACAAATCAAAGATTTTCTTCGTGCAAACTCAAATTTCACTGATTTTGACTTTGAGGGTTCAAACTTCTCCGTTTTAATTGATACACTTGCTTATAATACTTATATTAATGCGTTTAATGCAAACTTACTTGCGAATGAATCATTCTTAGACTCAGCAACTATACGTGAGAACGTTGTTTCACTCGCACGTAACATCGGATATGTACCACGTTCAAAAACTGCAGCAGTTGCATCAATACAAATATCAGATATTAACTTAGGAACTACAAATGCCAGTACACCAAGATTTTTAACTCTTCGATCAGGTCTTGTATGTGTTGGTAATTCAGAAAATACAACTTATCGTTTCTCAATACCTGATGAAATTACATCATCTCGTGTCCGTGATATAAATGGAGTATCTTTTGCTCAATTTGATGATCCAATCAATGTCTATGAAGGAACACTACTTCAAAGAGTATATAAAGTTGATACATCCCAAGATCAAAGGTTTATAATTGATAGTCCTAACATTGACAGCTCAACATTAAGAGTATTTGTAAAAGGAAACAACGACGTGGGACTTGGTAGAAAGTATTCAATGGTTGATAATATCTTAAACATCAATAAACATTCAGAAATATACCTTGCACAGGAAGTTCAAGATGAAAAATATGAAATATTATTTGGTGATGATCTTTTTGGTAAGAAACTTGAAAATAACTCTATTATAACAGCAAAATATCTTGTAACTGAAGGTGAAGATGGTAATGGTCCATCTAATTTTAGTTTCCAAGGATCTTTTACAAAAAGTGATGGAACATTGTTTACACCAATTGATAATATTGTCGTAACTACCGTCTCTAGTGCCTCTAATGGTGCAGAAGTTGAAGATGTGTCTTCTATTAAGTATTTTGCTCCAAGACTTTACTCAGCACAATATAGAGCAGTTACACCAAGAGATTATGAAGCAATAATTCAAGACATTTTTCCAAAAACTGAGTCAGTTGCAGTCGTTGGTGGAGAGGAATTAGATCCACCAAAATTTGGTCAAGTTCAAATAAGTATTAAACCTAAAGGTGGCACTTATGTGTCAGATTTTGATAAAACACAGATTAAAAATAAATTAAAAAATTACGCTATCGCTGGTATCAATGCCACAATAGTTGATTTAAAAATACTATATGTGGAACTTAACTCTACGATCTATTATAACCCTGCACAGGTCGCTTCAGCATCAAATTTAAGAACAACTATTGTATCATCATTAGATAATTATGCTAGGAACATTGAGATAAACAAATTTGGTGGCAGATTTAAGTATAGTAAATTAAATACATTAATTGATCGTGTTGACAACGGTATTACATCAAATATTACAAAGGTAATTATTAGAAGGGATCTTAAAGCACTCTTAAATCAATTTGCACAGTATGAATTATGTTTTGGTAATCGTTTTAATATAAATCCCGCTGGTTACAATATAAAGAGTACTGGATTTACAGTTTCTGGATCAAACGAAACTGCTTTTCTTACTGATGTTCCAAATAAAGATGCATCTGGAAATCTTGATGGATCTATGAAGGGGACTTTGAGTGTAGTTTTTAAAAATCAAAGAGATAAACAACAAGTTCTTATTAAAGATGCAGGTATAGTTGATTATAAGAAGGGTGAAATTATTTTAAATACAATTAATATCACATCTACATCAGCAGAAAATAATATTATTGAGGTACAAGCGTTCCCAGAATCAAATGATGTAGTTGGATTGAAAGATTTATATTTAAGTTTTGACGTTTCAAAAAGCACAATAAATATGTTTAAGGATGTTATCGCTTCGGGTGAAGATGTTTCGGGTGTTGTATTTACTAGAGATTATTATACTTCTAGTTACTCTAATGGAGATTTAGAGAGGAAATAATTTATGTCACAAATTGACAAAAGAATAAAAGTCAATACTATTATTGAAAATCAGTTACCTGAATTTGTGGTATCTGATTTTCCAAACGCTGCTGAGTTTTTTAAACAATATTATATTTCACAAGAATTTCAAGGAGGTCCAAGTGATCTTATAGGGAACTTTGACCAATATTTAAAATCAGATAATTTAGTGCCTGAAGTTGTCACTGGCACCACAAGTGTTTCATCAGATTTTTCAGCATCTGATACTGTAATAACAGTTCCAAGTACAAAGGGATTTCCTTCAGAATACGGTCTTCTAAAGATAGATGACGAAATAATATCTTATACTGGTATCACATCTACATCTTTCACAGGATGTATTCGTGGGTTTAGTGGAATATCAGGTTATAACGTTGGCATATCTTCTTCATTACTTGAAATTAATAGAGAAAATTTAGTTTTTGAGAGTACATCTGCAACATCTCATAGTTCTGGTAGTACAATTACCAATTTATCAGTTTTATTTTTACAAGAATTTTATAAGAAACTTAAAAGAACATTTTTACCAGGTTTAGAAGATAATGATTTTACATCAAATTTAGATGTAGGTAACTTTGTAAAATTTGCTAGATCATTTTACCAGTCAAAAGGTATTGAAGAATCTGTAAGAATTTTATTTAAAGTATTATATGGGGTTGAGTCAACAATACTTGATTTAGAAGGAAATTTAATTAAACCCTCTGGAGCAGAATTTATACGAAGAGAAGTAATCGTTGCTGATTTAATTTCACCTATAGGGGATCCACAAAACTTAGTTGGACAAACAATATTTAAATCTACAGATACCTCTACAAATGCATCAGTATCTGAAGTTGAAATTTTAAAAAGGGATCAAAAAACATTTTATAAAATTTCTTTATTCGTTGGATTTAGTGATCGTGACTTAATTGAAGGTGTTTTTACTGTACCAGGCAAAACAAAAGCACTAACAGATGTTGTAGTTAATGGTGATGTTATATCAGTAGATTCCACAGTTGGATTTGGTGCAACAGGAACTTTAATTAGTGGACAAAATAACATTGATTATACATCTAAAACAATTAATCAATTCTTTGGTTGTACAGGTGTTGGAGTTAAAATTAATACTGCAGATGATATAAGATCTAATGAAACTATTTTCGGATATGAAAATGGTGATTTATCAAAAAGAATTGATCTTAGGATAACAGGAGTTCTCTCCGAACTAGTTCCTTTATCAGATATCAGTCTTGTAAATGAAGGTGAAAATATATTTGTTAAAAACGTTGGTGAAAAAATTAAGAATGAAAATTCAACTTATAAAGAAGTATTTGCTAATTCTTGGAAATATAACACATCATCAAGATTTCAAATTGATATTGTTGGAACAACTTATACATTAAGAACACCTATTGATAAATCAAATTTAAAGGTTGGGGATACTTTCCAAATCCTAAAAAGAAATCAACAAACAATTGAGGGAACAGGAACAGTAAGTTCTATAGATAATACTTTAAATCAAATTTCAGTAGATAATATTGTAGGATTTACAACTGCATCTAATCAGTTATATGATATCAGAAGAATAATAGAAACTGCAACGAGTAGTGGAGTTGAAATAGAACAAGGAAATGATGTATTAATATCAGATGTATTAAATGTTTATACTGATGGTGATACTGATGGATATGTTGCATCAAACTCTCTCCCTAATTATGATATCACAACTGACATCATAAAAGAAACAACTAGTGGATTAAGTCTAGATGGAAAGGATATATTAACAGACAAGTATAGTTTTATTCAATTTACTCCACCTTCAAATCAAAATATTAAATTTATACAAGGTGATGCAGTTGTTTACAATCCTCAAACAGAAGTTTTATCTGGTCTAGAGTCTGGAAGAACTTATTATGTTGATCCAATAATTCCTCCTGCAGGAGCAAATATATCAAAAATAGCACTATACCAATCACGTAGTCAAATAGGCACAGCGAGCACTGTTCAAATAGGTATTGGGACTACTTCCACACAGGATCATTCTTTTATTTTTAAATCTCATGAGAATAGAAAATTACAATCCGATAAAATTTTAAGAAAAATTCCTCTATCGCAAAATTTATCAGTAGCATCAAAACATGAAACACCAATTAATGATATAGGAATATTAATAGATGGTGTACAAATTAGATCTCCAATATCCGATGATGTAATATATTATGGAAACTTAGAGTCAGTAGATGTTTTAAATGGAGGAAGAGATTATGATGTAGTAAATCCACCTTCAATAAGTGTAGAAAGTTCTTCGGGAACAACTGCTCTAGTTCAACCAGTTATTAGGGGTAGTGTTGAAGAAATTATAGTTGATCCACAAAAATTTGATATTGAATCTGTAAAAAGTATTTCTGTAACAGGAGGTAATGGATCTGGGTGTATTTTACAACCTGTTGTTGGTATAAGAAATAGATTTATAGAATTTGATAGTAGAGACATATTTTTTAATGGTGGTATTGATATTATTAATGAAACGATTACTTTTAAAGATGAACATAATCTAGAAAATGGACAATTAGTTTATTATGGTAGTAATGAAAATCCACCTATAGGTATTGGTGCCCCATATGATACAAGCAATACCATCACGGGAACTTTATCTGATGGTGATCCATACTATGTAAGAGTTGTTAATGCAAGCACAGTTAGAATATTTAATTCAAGAGAGGATGCCCTAGCAGGTATTGCTGGTATTAATACTGTTGGATTATCTACAGATACAGGTGCTAGTGGAATTCATCGTTTTAGGACAGAAAATAGGACAACTCTTATTTCAGTCAAAGTTTTAGAAAAAGGTTCTGGATATACAAATCGTAAATTAAGAGTTAATCCAACAGGGATTTCTACAGCCTACGATACAATTAATTTTACAAATCATGGTTTTGAAACCAAAGATATTGTTGAATATAATTTTGAGTCTGGTGGTTCAATAATATCTGGATTAAGCACATCTAATCAGTATCATGTTGTTAAGGTTGATGATAATTCATTTAAACTTACATCAAATTTAGTAAATTTTGATAAGAAAAAATATGTCAATCTTACATCATCAGGGGTTGGTTTGCAGGAATTTTTCTATCCTGAAATTAAAGTAAATATTGAAGTATCATATGGATCTACAGTCACTGGATCATTTAATCTTACTCCAGTTGTTAAGGGTGAAATAATAGATGCGTATGTATACAATAAGGGATCAAATTACGGATCTACAATTTTAAACCACCAGATAAAACCTAATGTAAACATTCTGACTGGCAAAAATGCTGCAATCAAACCGATTATTGTAAATGGAAGAATTGATGATGTAGCAGTTGTAGGAAAAGGTGAAGGATATTTTTCTACCCCTGATTTAGAAATTAAAGACACTGGATCTGGATCGGGAGCAATTGTAAGACCGATAGTTGAAAATGGACAAATTATTAACGCTATTGTAATAAACTCTGGTTTAGGGTATAATGCATCAACTACAGAGATAAGAGTAATTCCT